GGGCCTCGTAGTCTTCGGCGTAGGGCGCGTCATCTTTCAGTACTACGACCTTGGTCATGCGTCTCCTTCTGTCATGCGCTCGGTCATACGGTGTCGTACGTAGTCAGCTCGTGCACCCACCGACTCCCGTACTACCGAAGACAGGTCGGTAACACCGTATGACGCGAACAGTAGGTTCAGGTCCTTCGCGAACTGTTCGGTCATCTTGACGGTGATCTGCTTCTTGTCGCGCATGTCAGGCGGAGGCTTGTTGGTCATACGAACCACCCGACCATCAGGACCCGTCCGTCATTGTCGACGAAGGCTCGTCTCGTGAACCGTCCTACGCGATCCCTCTGGACACGTTTGTGAACCTTCTGTATGACATGCGGCGTTGCGTGGTAGTACGCCCTGTACAGGCGTATCGCGGGGGGCGCCATGCGGGAGATCCTTTCGTGTAGTACTATGTGAGACATGGCGAAAACACGGTCAACCCTGGTGATACCAGACATTCAGTACCCGTTCCACGATGCGGTGATACTCGACAAGATCCTCAAGGTGGTGCGTACATACCAGCCTGATCAGATCGTGCAGATCGGGGACGGCATCGACTTCCCTACCGTCTCACAGTGGTCCAAGGGAACCGCAGGCGAGTACGCCGACACGCTACAAGAGCACATAGACGGCTACCGTGCGGACGTTCTTAGTCCCCTGCGGGAAGCCTGCCCAGAAGCACGGATCACCTGGCTTGAAGGTAATCACGACCTCCGGGTACGTGACTTCGTCAAGAGGTACGCGGCGCCCCTTGGGCCACTTCGGGCACTCGAAATGCCAGCCCTCTTCGCCCTTGACGAGCTGGCCATCGATTACGTACGCGGTCCGCTGCGTGTCGGTACTAACACGCTTGCCATCCACGGACATGAGGCGGGCGGGTACTGTGCTTCCGCATCCGCCTGGGATGCGAAGTTCACCAAGAGGTACGGGAGCGACAAGAACTTCATCTTCGGTCATACTCATCAGCCTTTCCTGATCACTCGTGCGTTCGGTTACGCGGGGAAGGTGAGTCCTCGGTTCACTATGAACGTCGGCTCGATCATGGATCCTGTCGCAGCGACGTACGTCAAGGACGGATCCGTCTCCTGGGTTCCCAGTTTCGCATGGCTGGAAGACGACGGCAAGAGGGTGTGGCCTGAGCTGGTCACTCTGGTCGATCGTCTCGGCTACTTCAAGGGCGGAAGGATTTGACGTGAACGGAGAACAGAACTGTCTCTGCTCGTTCGGCAAGTGCCACTACTGGGACTGGTGCGAGTCCTGCCAGGAGTACGACCACTGGATCAGTTGCCCGATCCACTGCCCCGAAGACCATGAGGAGTACTGCTGATGCTGAACTACGAAGCCCTTACGCCCACCGTAGACAAGGCCGCGCACATCGCGGTCTCCAAGTTCCCCGACCATCACGACATCAACGACGTGAAGCAGACGCTGTGGGTGTTCGTCATGGAAAAGAAGGAAACCGTTCGGGGCATGGTTCTCGACTCGAAGGGCACCGATACCGCCCTTGTCGAGCTTCTCGTGAAGGTGGCCAACAGCCACCTGAAGACAGAAGAGGCGGCAGCCTATGGCTACGACGAGAACGACACCTTCACCTACTCGACCGACATGCTCAAGAAGATCCTCGAAGTGGTGTTCACCCACGAAGACTGGCAGTCGATCGCTTCGGCGATCGGCGACGGGATGCCCCGGAAGAAGTCGGAGCCTGCCCTTGGGGGCAACAACCTGGCCTCTTATGGTGACGTGTCCCGAGCGTTGGATCAGCTCCCGATGGATCAATACAACACCCTGGTCTGGCGCTACAAGTACCGCTACACCTTCGCCCGGATCGGAGAAGAGTCCGCGACCACAGAGCAGAAGTCCAAGAACCTCCACAGGGCAGCCCTGAACAGCCTTCAGCAGCTCCTGGGGAAGAAGGACCTAGCCGACTTCCGGAGGGGCCACAGCGGGCGCACAGAGGCCCGGAACAGCGTCTCTGGCCAGGCTCGGATCGAGCGAGACTACGAGGGCTGACGGAGTCACCCTCAACGGGCGCACAGCTTCGCTGTGACGCTGGGACGGTGGGTGATGCGTGGGTGGTCAGGGAATCGAACCCTGTCCGTCGGCGTCTAGCGCCTCCGTCACCGATACCACCCTTGGGGCCCACCTTCCGGTGGGCCCTTTCCGCTTACTCCTCTCCTGACCATTCTTTGAGGATCTCGTCGGCGTCGTCTTCCACCATGTACATGATGGCGTCCTGCGACCGCTTGGCGCGGTCGTACCAGTGGACTGCTGTGCCGACAGCGGAAGCCAGCAGGAGACCGCTCACGAAGGTGAGCGTGTTCTCACTCAACGGTAGCTCCTGACGGTAAGAAACCAGTCGCTCGTATGCCCCTTATAGGCAGCCACATACGGATTCTTGTAGGTGATCGTACGATACCTCACTCTGTTCACCTGGATCTCGAAAACGTATCCCGAGTTGACTTTCCAGACATGGTGAGGCAGGCCCGTCTTCGGGTTGATCCTGAGACGGGGCTTCACTCGCAGTCCGTCACGTACTGAGACTTGAAGACGAAAATCTCTCCATTGTCGGTGAGCACGGCAGTTCGGAGGTCCCCGTCGACGTGAGCGAAGTTGTGCACCTCGGGCATGGTCCAGCCCTCGAAGTCCTCGAAGGCCGGGGCTCCCGTGACCTTGACCCGGATCTTGATGATGTCTACCACTGGTGCTCCCTCTTGTAGTACTGGGCTAGGTTCTTGTTGCTGTCCACTGCCAGCACACCCGTGAGGGCGTGCCTCGTGAGCACACACTGGGGCCCTGTTGCGATGACCTCGAACGTATGCTCGCGCTGGTGCTGCGAGACCCTGTCACCGACAGTCCAGTCAGGATTCGACCAGGCTTCGTCGATCTCCTCGTCGGTCATTTCGACAGACTTCCGCTTCGGCCTACCGCTCGGGAGAATGACGTCGGTGTCCACCATCTTGCTCGGGTGGTGCTCCTCACAGAACGACCACGCGGGGGAAGTGAGGGGACCGAGCCATCCGTAGGAGGACGTCTCGTGGATGATCCACACTTCCCCCGCTGCGTCGTCCAGCCAGGCTACCCGCCTGACTTTCGCGTCGAACGGAGACTTCAGGAGCATGCCCTCTCGCAGTGGTGTAGCAGGCTTCTTGACTCCAGCGAGGAGCGTCTCATGGTAGCCGTCGACGATCTCCGTGGCGATCTCCTTGAGAGATCGCTCCTGGTTCCGCTCGGAATCCAAGAACTTCACCACAGCTTCGATCTGCTGGTTACGACTCGGGAGGGGCAACGTACAACACCTCCTTGTGAATCTTGTACGAGCCGAGAGGCCGAGCGTCCACCTCGAAGATGTACGCGTTCTCTTCCGTGCCCTTGACGTGATCCGTGGCGTACGACTTGGCGTCCCCAAGAGGGTCCGGCCCTGTCGCGCAAGCAGCGATGATGCTGTCCGGATCCAGGGCGAACCTGGAGTTGCTGGACTTGGACGCTATGTAGATCTTCACGACTCTCCTTCTCGCAGTCCGATGCTGCGGACTGGCCAACACGTGAGCGAACAACCCGAGAGTGTGCTCAGCACTCGTGGCCCCTACTTATATTTCGGGGACCCACGTGTTGACTAGACCGCCCTGGCCTTCGGGCCAGGGACGGAAGTTGGATCAGTGATAGCCGAACTCGGTGGTGGCCGCAGCGAGGGCGCTGCCCCAGCAGGAACCGTTATCCTGAGCGAACTGAGCTTCCGAGAAGAGATGCCGCACGTCCAGGTCGACATCCACGACCCCCTCCCCCTTCAGTGTCCCCAGAAGCTCAAAAGCAGGCTCTCCGGTGCCGCCCTGGGCTCGGTCCGCCTCCTCCAGGCGCTCCAAAGGAACTCCCAGCTTGAACAGAACTCGCCCAATCAGGCAGGAAGGCTTCCCTCCGGCCACGTAAGTGCAGGCTTCGCCCTTCATGGCCGGAGGGTAGGTGTAATCTTCGCCCGCTTCGGCGACAACCTCTCGAAGCGTGTCGAGAGCAACCTCGGGGGTGATGATGATCATCATGTCTTCTTTCCCTTCACGGAACGCCGTAAGGGCGTTCCTGCGTGCGTGTCCACGGCTCGAACGTGGAAGCCTGCCAGCCACGCTAGGGGCATTCTAAGCCCCTCTCGCAGCCCTCCGGGGGAACTGGTCACCCAGGGGCTGCGAGGCTCTCAGAGGGCCCTCCAGGGCCCTTTAGGAGGTACTCCAGCGGTGAACGGTGGTCCACTGATAGCCGTTCCATCGGCGCGCTATGACTTCCCGGTACTCGGGATGGCTTCCCACCCTTGGGGCGATCATCCGGGACAGCTCGTACATGACTCCGTCGATCTTGACGTGCCGGGACGTGTACTCGTTGATCAGCCGTCGCTTCACGGGGTCTCCGCCGTTCCGTTGTCGATCAGGGCCAGCTCATCGTTGCTGTACCAGAGCTTGTTCTTGACCGCGCCATCCTCGATGACGACAACCTGATAATTCATCGTGCCGCCACCGGCAGCGTTATCGTGGTCCACGTGCAGCACCACGCCGTCGCCGAAGTAGGTCTTGACGATGTTGCCACGTTCGAACTTGATCTCTGTCATGCCGAGACCTCCGCAAGAATGCTGTGCGTGCTCAGGTGGAGAACGTTCTCGAACTCGTCCTTATCGAACCACTCGACCTGATTGTCCGACCAGAGGACGGCCCTGGAGCCGTCCTTACGCTGGCCGCAAGTGATGCCGATGAACCCGTTGTACTCAAGCTCAATCATGTCTGCTTCCCTTGTTCAGGCGACCCTTGAGGGGTCGCTGCGCGGGTGTCAAGGTCTCGAACCTTGAAGACTGCCGGTCACCCTGATTACCTAACCCTTGAACAGCGTCATAGCGTGACGCTCGCCGTACAGCCATGAGCCGCAGCCTTCGCACTGTGAGCGGCTGAACGCGTCCGTCTCGCAGTCGCACTCGTGCTCACGCTCTTGCAGCGGTTCGTAGTCTGAGCACGGGTGCTCACTTGAGCGCATGCCCATGGCCACATGAAAGTCGCCGTCGATCTTGTTCAGCGGCTCCTCGTCGTGACCGTGGTCGCTGTGACAGCTTCCGCACTCGCCGTTGGCGTGGTGCATCAAGCAGTCGACGCAGACCCAGATGGTTCCGTAGTTTTCCATGCCATTCTCCCTTTGTGCTTGAAGCGTCTTGCGACGCCCCTACGTGAGCGGGGAAGGGATCGCACCTTCCTTGACCGGACTACCGGCCGCCCTGTTGCTCAGTTACAGCACCTCGTGGTTCACGTCGAAGCACTCTTCGCAGCCCTTGATGTGCTCCTGAAGCTCCACGTCGGAGTAGTGAAAGCCGTTATGCTTGCCCGTGTCGACCATCAGGAACAGCCCGTCGCACGTCAAGTCCAGATCAAAGACATTGATCTTGTACGTGTCAGCCATGATCAGACCGCCTTCGTGTGGTGCCGGATGTCCATGCTCGTGACCATGCCACCAAGCATGGCGGTGATGACGTGCGTTTCGCACACCTCTACCCACGTGGCGCCATCGAACTTCTCACCCTGGAACGAGTGGACCCAGTAGGCCTCAAGAGACCTCTTGGAGCACCTCTCACCCTTAAGGGTGTCAGCGATGCACTGACCTTCCCACATGTCGTTTCCCTTCGTTCATCACGTCACGGCGGAACCGTGACGCTCTGCGTGAGCGGGGAAGGAGTTGCACCTTCCCAAGCTGACCTCTCAGCCGCCCTGTCGTGCTAGTAGTCGTACACTGCGCCCTTCTCGATGGCCTCCCACAGCGCACCGATGTTCAGCTCATCCTGAACACGCCACGCCGACACGAAACCACTGTTGTCCGTGTGCAGGATCGCCCGCTCGCTCCGGAACAGGGCGTGCCAGCCGTTGCCGTACTGCGCGTCACCGCAGTCCTCATCCTGACTGGAGTCCATGGACCAGTACCACATGATCGCGGCGGCCACCGATTCGAACTTGGGCCGCACCGAGTCGTACGGCTCGTACGGCATGTCCCCGGTAACCGGGTCACCAGGCTGCACGATGTGCCGGGCAAACAGGTTGTCGTGCAGTTCGTAGTCACTCATGTCGTCTCCCTTGTTCCTGGCGACGCCGTAAGCGTCGCTGCGTACCCCCAAGTGGAGTCGAACCACCTGTACGACCGTCGGGGCCATTGTTAGTGCGTGAAGTAGAACAACCAGTCTGGTGCGTACCATCCGAACCCGAAGGCCAGGCACCAGAAGGAGAGGATCAGCCCGTTGGCCAACCCTCTCTTCGCCGCTGCCTTCACTTGCCCCTCAGCTTCCGGCCCTGTGTGAACGAGCCAGCGATGTCACGCTGACCCTTGACGCCGTCGGTCATGGTGCGGTACTGCATGGCGATGCTAGGGGTGGGCTTCTTGCGTCCTCCCACCTTCTTGCCGCACCAGCACTCCCGAGCGGGATCAGTGGAGACGATCTCACTCTCGTAACAGTTGATGGTGTCGGCGTGGTCCATGCAGTGGACTTGTCCGTCGTAGGCGATGATGCCTACTGTTGCTGCCATGATCAAACCTCCCTTGAAGGGAGGTCACCAGCGGGGACGACACGAGCACCGATCCACACCATGGCGTCCGGGTCGAAGCCCACGACGCTCAGGCGGTAATCTGGCCACCACTGGCCGTGACTGGTGCTGAGAATACTGCCCTTGTCCAACTGGACGAGAGACTCTCCGTCGCACCGGTCTGTGACCGTGCCGCGCCCTGATGGGCACAGCACCCTTGAACCCTTGCGGAGTTCCATGTCGTTCTCCTTCTCTGCGGAACCATGGCGCTACAGGGTGATGAGGATCAACGCGAAGCGTGATCCAAGAGGAGCCCTTGCGGGCTCCGTACTGTCGGCTCGGAAGCCTAGGTACTGTCACCCTGTAGCACACTGGTTCTTACAGGGAAGCTTCCCTCGCCCCTAGCACCCAAAAGGGCGGAGCGGGGGAAGCGTAGACATGGTGACGGAACTAGCTCCGACCGTTCGGCTCGCTCCCAATGTGCTTGCTCGGCTTACGTCTGGGGGAGGTCACTCGCTACGTCGGAATCAGAGCACTTGAGGGTAGGGTTCACCCCGCTCCGTCACTTCACGATATTCAGTTCACAAGGATCTTGGTTTCGGGCTCTGGGACCTTTCATCTCCCGTCACGACCTGACAGACCAGGCTCTCGCCCTCTTGTAGGCTCCCGCACCTTCCGGGTTTACCATGTCTACCCAACCGTGACAGTCGGTTTCCCGCCTGATCGATCGTCCATCCGTGGCCACAAGCCTCGGGCTGTAGGTTCGGTCCGATCGAAGATCGGGCCCTTTGAGCCGCCCTTGCGGGCTGGCTCTGTGTAAGCCGTTCCGACGCCCCCCAAGGGCGTCGTTCCTGCGGCTGCGTTGCTGCCTTCTTGCTCGGCAGTGGTTCGACTCTGACATCCTCTTGCGAGTCTGTCAACCCTCACTCTCAGCGCGTCAGGAGAAGCTCTGTGAGCGTCTCTAAGCCTCGTTTTAGCCCCTGGGGGTGTCTGGCCTTGAGCGGTGCTCTGAGCCCCTCAGGGGCCCATCTAGGCTGCCTGCTGGGGGTGATGGCGACGAGCCGCCCGTGGCATCCCGTCAAGGATGCAGTCCGCACATTGCGTAGAACGCTATGGGCTCTGGAGCCATAAGCCCCAGCACGCTTGCTCTGTCGTGAGTCGAGCCACTGTTGAGTTGATGAAGGAGCGTGCCATCCGCTACCTCAGTCCCCGCCTATGCTGGCCGGTTCTTGCGGTGTGTTGCGGCGACAAGGAGGACTCTCCTCCTGTGGGGGTGCAAATACAAGCTTCCCAGGTCAGAGCACGTTAACGACCGTTCACTTTGCAGGTGCGTGGCCATGGGCAAACGGGGAAGTTCCTCAAAGAATCATGGGACTGGCAGGTCAGGGCACGTGCCGTGCCTATAGCGGGGGGAGTGTGGACGGAACGGACACCTTGGACATCCCGTCAGGGCTTGCTACAGAAGATGGTACAGAACTGGGATAGATCCTGCCTTGATGTCCGCTTTGTGCAGGCTGGTATTTGCTCGTTGCTGCAAATCTCTGGCCCTACGCGTGAGCGTGCGCCTTATGCGCACGCGTGCTTCCTATACATACGCGTGCATGTGGTACAAACCCTGGTACAATGGCACTGGATGCCACATCTATGGCACTGAGTGACATGTAAGGGGCTGGCCTGCTGTGCACCCATGACACAGATCTAAGCGTGCGCTTAGTCCCTGCATGGACAGTCCTCCCCCTCGTTTGGGGGCAAACGTTCAACAAACTGTTGATATGTCGACATGCTGTGCACATAGTTGCTCATGTGTGTGCATACGTGTACATCCTGCCCGCTACTAGTACGCACATGCTCACACCCTCCCAGTCTGCACATCCTGGACAGAGCTGGACATCCTGGGGCAACCTGGACAGGGACAGAGCGGGGCAAACTGGGACATCGTGACCATGATCGACAGGGCTGGACCCCAGGTGTTTAACTGGCGGCTGAGGGGAGGGGAGTGAGACCCCATGGAAATTTGCCATGAAACTTGCTACACACAGAGTGACGGAACCACCCTCCACTGGCTACTCTCTGAAGTAGTTGGTGAAGGTTTGGCAAAGGATTGCTGAAACCGGTCCAGGGGGTACGTTAGGTCAGGTTACTCTATTAGTAGCTAACAGAAGCTGACAACCTACAGGCCACGACCCCAAGGGAGTGGCCCTACAACCTGTACAACTCCTACAGCTCTGTCAGCTACTTAGGGCGCCCTTGGGGGCGCCTACGAGGGGTACAGCTTCTTGTCCTCTCCTTCTCGGAACTTCCCCCGCTACAAGTTCACCGGCCCTCAAGGGCCGGGGGACGTATAACCATCAAGCTGAACGGGCAGGTGGTGACAAGTTGACAGAGCTGAACCGCAGAGCGGTTCAAGGTTGTCAACTCTTATAGAGGAGCTACCGATGGCCAGGCCTGTCAACAGAACCGTCAGGGAGAAGAAGGACACGATCCTCACTTACCTGAGGAAGGGTATTCCCCTTGCCAAGGCTCTGTCAGACCTGGGCATCACTCGACAGGCTGTTCAGTACTATAAGGAGTCCGACAAGCAGTTCCGTGAAGAGTACAAGCGGCTGTCCAGTATGGAGTCTGCCAGCTCCATGGACATCAAGAGGGAAGTCCCGGACTTCCCCGAGTTCTGCCGAGACTACATGGACACCCAGCTCTTCCCTCACCAGCTCCAGTGGTATGACGTCCTTGAGGGTCGTGCTCCACGCGACCTGCACGAGAACCAGATCTACAAGCCGGGCGACCCCGGCATGGTGATCATCAATACTCCTCCTGAGCATGCGAAGTCCACCACGATCACCGTGAACTACACGACCTGGCGGATCTGCCAGGACCCGAATATCCGTGTGATCATCGTGTCTCAGACGCAGGAGATGGCCAAGAGGTTCCTCAGGGCGATCAAGGATCGACTGGCGGGGGCCAACCCCGCCTATAAGAAGCTTCAGTACGACTTCGCCCCTGAAGGCGGCTTCGACGCCAACTCGGCATCCTGGACGGCTGACAGCATCTACGTGAACGCCGAAGCTCGTGACTCGGGTGAAGCCACCCCGACAGTCCAGGCTCTCGGCATGACCGGCCAGATCTACGGCAACCGAGCTGACGTCATCATCCTGGACGACACGATCACAGGGAAGAACGCCCATGAGTTCGAGAAGCAGATCGACTGGATCCAGCGAGAGGTCATCAACCGGCTATCCTATCCTGGTGGAACCCTTCTGCTGGTGGGAACACGCCTGGCACCAGTGGAGTTGTACTCAGAGATACAGAAGCCGGAATGGTATGGACAGGATGAAGAGTCCCCTTGGACTTACCTCACCCAACCTGCGGTACTTGAGTTTGCGGAACAGCCCGATGACTGGACCGTTCTCGCACCCTGGACCAACCGACCCCCAGTCTCGCTCGGAGCAAGACGACTGGTGGAGGCAGGGCCAGACGGACTCTACCCCTGGCACTCGGGCAAGTCGCTAGCACGACGCCGAGCCACAAGCTCGGCCCAGAACTGGAAGATGGTCTACCAGCAGGAACAGGTGGTCGAAGATGCGATCTTCCCGGCGAATAAGGTTGCAGCTTCCATCGACGGCATGCGAGCAGCCGGACTCATGTCACCCGGCGCTCCAGGACATCGACCCCACGGCATGGATGGACTCTACGTTGTCGGAGGCTTTGACCCTGCAATCACGGGGCATGCTGCGGCAGTGGTGCTCGGTGTCGATCGAATGTCAGGGATGCGGTACGTGCTGGATGTTTGGACTGCGCCCAACCAGAAGCCTGACGACCTCTTCGACAAGCTGAAGAGCTGGACCACCAAGTACCACATGCACGAGTGGGTCATCGAGAAGAACGCGATGAACTTGATGGTCACCCAGAACCGTGACCTGAGGAACTTCCTCGGATCGAGGGGCACCGTCTTGAAGGAGCACTTCACGGGCTCCAACAAGAACGATGCTGACTTCGGCGTTGCCTCGATGTCCATGCTCTTCGACGGCGCCCTTGAAGACCGGGGTCTGATCAGGCTGCCCAGCCGGGCGCAGAACGAGGGCACCAAAGCCCTCGTCGAACAGCTGTGCACATGGTTCCCTCAGTCCAAGGCCAAGCAGGATACGGTGATGGCCTTGTGGTTCGCAGAGACGCGAGCCCGCGAGCTGGTCAACGACATCGAGTCCGTGTTCCACGTCTCGAATGAGTATCAGAGCGAACGTGACCGCCGCAAGAACGTGACGGTCGATCTAGACTTCCTGAGCCAGGCAGGCTCATCAAACAGTGAATGGTGGTCCTGATGGCCAAGTACGCGGGCGCCCTATGGCGCCCTCTCCGCAACTACACCAAGGATGGTCAGGAGGCTGTCTACGGGTTGGTTGTGCACATCATGGAGGGGACCCTTGAGGGGTCCCGTTCGTGGTTCAACAACCCCGACTCTCAGGCTTCCAGCCACTTCGGGACCGATCGCGATGGTCGGCTTGAACAGTGGGTCGATACGAAGGATCGAGCCTGGGCTCAGGCTGCCGGTAACCGCACCTGGATCTCCGTAGAGAACGAGGGCAAGGTTCCGCAGGCGCTCACGCCCATGCAGCACGAGAAGGTTGCTCAGGTCTTCGCCTGGATCTGCCGGACCTACAAGGTTCCGTACCAAGTCTCACACTCTCCGACCACCAAGGGTCTCGGCTATCACCGCATGGGCGGAGCCGCCTGGGGCGGCCACTCCTGTCCTGGTGATGCGATCATCGCTCAGCTCCAGTCCATCGTCGAGCGGGCCAAGACCATCAACGGTGTCGGCGCCAAGCCGACTCCTCACTACGCCCCCTATCCGGGGCCCAAGTACTTCTTCATCGGTCGAACCAGCAAACTCGTAACCGAACTGGGTAAGGCTCTGGTGAAGGCGGGCTACAAGGGATACAAGCAGGGGCCTGGCCCCATCTTCTCCCCCGCTGACCGCAAGGCGGTGAAGTGGTTCCAGCAGAAGCAGGGCTGGAGCGGGGAGGATGCTGACGGCTACATCGGACAGGAAAGCTGGAGGCGACTGAAGGTGACTCCGCCCAAGTGAACATCACGACAGAGGTTGAAGAGGGCTTCATGGGCGTGAAGATCCCGGTCGTGAAGTTCGACGACGGCAACGTGAAGTTCTGGATCCCCCAGTGGGAGTTCGAGCGAGCAGCTCAGGTGCTGTTGCAGGCCGCTGTGGACTATCCCTGGGAACCGACAAGCTAAGGAGGTAGAGCATGAGCCTGACCTACGAACAGCTCACAGCCAAGGTCGAATCGCTCAGGCGTGCTTCTGCCGATCGAGATCACCGCCATCGCGATGTCCACGACGTCCGTTCCGGCGATGTCGACACGGTCATCCCGGGCTCGATGCCTGAGGCGTGGCCCAAGCCCATCGTGGCTAACCTGGTCGACACCTCGGCTCGGGACATGTCCGAGGTCATGGGCGTCATGCCTTCGGTGAACTGCACGACCGCGATTGGCACGACCAACAAGGCGAAGCAGTTCAGCTCGAAGAAGACGAAGATCGCCAACTGGTACCTGACTGAGTCCCGGCTGTACGCAGGGAAGCAGATCACGGTATCGGATCACTACCTAACGTACGGCATGGCGATCTACGTCATCGAGCCGGACTTCACGGAGAAGCGTCCTCACATTCGGATCGAGAATCCGATGGGCGTGTATCCCGAGTACGACATCTTCGGCAAGCTCAAGAGCTACTCGAAGGTCTGGCGTGAAGAGGCTATCCATCTGGTAGCCAAGTACCCACAGCTCCTCCGGGTTCTCCAGTCGAACAACACACAGGGCCCTGCGGCTGGCTGGCAGCAGCGTGAGATCGAGGTCGTCAAGTACTGCGACGATGATCAGATCGTGATGTACATGCCGCAGCACGGCAACCAGATCGTTGACCGCATGGAGAACCCGCTCGGCAAGATCTACATCTCCATCGGCAAGCGTCCCGGCTATGACAACGAGATCCGTGGCGCCTTTGATGACGCCATCTGGATTCAGCTTGCGAAGAGCCGCATGGCTCTCCTTGGCCTTGAGGCTGCGGAGAAGAACACCAGGGCTCCTCTCGCTGTCCCCCGCGACGTTCAGAAGATGACCTTCGGAGACGATGCGATCATTCGGACGGATCATCCCGAGAAGGTGATGCGCGTAGGGCTGGGCAACAATGTCGCTCCGCTCCAGGAGTCGCAGGTTCTCGAACAAGAGCTGCGCGTAGGGACGCGCACCCCTGAAGCCAGGTCTGGCAACATGGACGCCTCGATCATCACCGGCCGTGGAGTACAGGCCCTGATGGGCGGCTTCAACACGGTCATCTCAACCGGGCAGGCCGTGATCGGCGAGGCTCTCCGTATCGCCATCAATCTCGCCTTCGAGATGGACGAAAAGCTCTGGGGCCAGGAAAGGAAGACGATCCGTGGAACCGTCCAGGGCTCACCATTTGAAGAGTCCTATATACCGGGTAAGGACATCGACGGTGACTACACAGTGGATGTCACCTACGGGTTCGCTGCTGGTCAAGATCCCGCCAGGGCAATCGTGGGTCTGCTCCAACTGCGGGGAGACCAGCTCATCTCCCGAGACTTTTTCCAACGACAGTTGCCCATGAACATCGACGTAGCCCAGGAACAGCAGAAGATCGACAACGAGATGTTCACCGACGCCCTCAAGCAGGGCGTCATGGGTTACATGTCGGCCATCCCTCAGATGGCCCTTCAGTCTCAGGGCCAGTTCGATCCGGTGCCCGAGCTTCAGAAGGTGGCCAAGCTCATCGAGCTGAGGGAGAAGGGCAGGGCTGTGCATGATGCAGTTCTGACTGTCTTCACCCCGAAGGAGCAGCCAGGCCAGACAGCCCCTCAGAACCCCATGGAGGCCGCTCTCGCGGCCTCGCAGGGAGCTGGTGGACCTCCAGGCCAGGGAGCACCTCCGGGCGCTCCTGGAGCCTCTGAGCAGCCCCAGGGCATGGATCTGATGTCCTTGCTCAGCGGCATGACCAGCAAGGGTGAGGCCACGATGTCGGCTCGAACCCAACGACAGTCACCGATCTAAGCGAAGGAGAGACGAT